GAGATTTGGATATCACACAGGTTAAGCATAGCGAATTCTTCTTCGCATAATTCTAACCATATATGAATTCTAATCAGTTTAATCTCAAGGTTGCACTATAGCTTATCGAAAGGATTTCTTATGAGCGACACAACTCACAAACCCCTGTCAAAAGAGGGTTTACTTCACACCGCAGAGATACTGCACCTGCGCGGCGAACCCGTGCCGACTGACATTCTCGCCAGACTGCTTGAGGTCGGTGTGGACATTTCAAAATATAGCTAAGAAGGAAAACACATGGCTAAAAATCAATACGAAAAGATGGTGTCACCTGCTGGTATAGCAGTGTGGCCCTACCTCAATTCACCTGACACCAAGTTCGATAATGGTGGTGCTGGTGAATACAAAGTATCGGTCAAGCTGACAGAGGCTGCAGCCCAACCCGTCATCGATAAACTGCAAAAAATTCTTGACCAATATCAGGCAGAAGAAATCTCTCAGAACCCCAAGGTCAAACAGTTTACCCCTCGCCTACCTATTGAGGAAGAGGTGGATGACCAAGGTAATCTGACAGGCAACTGGTTACTGAAGGTCAAACAGAAGGCGCAGATTACCACAGCCAATGGCATCGTGGATATGAAGGTTGCGCTGTTCGATGCTAAACGCCGCCCAACAAACGCTGAGATTGGTGGTGGTTCTACACTGAAGGTAGCAACAACCATCGTCCCGTACACTATGCCCAGTAACAAAGCAGTTGGCATCTCCCTGCGCCTGAATGCAGTGCAAGTTATCAACCTAGTTGAAGGTGGTAAGGATGGTGATAGTTCTATGTTCTCTGATGAGGAAGGCTTTACTGATGAGGCATCTGAAGTAGCCAGCACCTTTGCTAAACCAGACGATACCAGCAACTATGGTACAACTGATTTCTAGGATAAACGGCAGGAGTAACCACAACAGCACGACAAGACAACGTGCGATAGCTAACGGTTGGCGGTCTGGCTTAGAAGAAAGCCTTGCCGCCGACCTCACTGTTAAGGGTGTGCAGTTCAAGTATGAAGAGAACAAGTTAAAGTATCTCGTACCTGAACGCACCGCTACTTACACACCAGATTTCTACATCACTACACGGTCAGGTAAGACCATTGTGATTGAGAGCAAGGGCCAGTTTAAAACTGAAGACAGAGCCAAGATGTTGTTGGTGAAAGCACAGCATCCTGACCTTGATATTCGGCTGGTCTTCTCAAACCCTAATACCAAAATTTCAAAGCAATCAAAGACAACTTACGCAATGTGGTGTGAGAAGCATAGCTTCCTCTACTCAAGGCGTGTTGTCCCACAAGAATGGATCGATGAATGAAGAGGACAGACGTTAAGTATCTTATCGTCCACTGTGCCTACACCCCACCCAGTATGAACATTGGTGTCAAAGAGATTGACCAATGGCACCGAGAAAAAGGCTGGCTAGGATGTGGTTATCATGTGGTTATCAAACGTAACGGCAAGGTGGAACGGGGCCGACCCTATCACAAGCAAGGGGCGCACGTTCGCAGCATCAATAATAAATCTGTGGGCATCTGCCTGATCGGTGGCATGACCGCCGACAAGAAAGGTCCAGAGATTAACTACACTGATGCTCAATACACAGCACTGCGAGAGGTGCTGGAAGAACAGCAGGAACTATTCGGAGAGGACACCGAGGTCAAAGGTCACACTGATTTTGACAGCGGCAAGACCTGTCCAAACTTCGATGCTGCCCTCTGGTTTGAAACCGGAGAACTGAAGCAAACTTTCTAGGTTGCACTATAGCTCACTCAACAATTCTGTTGGGTGGGTTTCTTTAAATCCCAGACATCTTGGAGATATCCGCATGACACAAATGCAAACAGTACAGAAGCACCTAAACATCTATGGTTCTATCAGCCCACTGGAAGCCCAATCGAACTACAACATCTGGCGGTTGGCTGCAGTTGTAAATCGGCTGAAGAACGCTGGCACTGACATCGTAATGAGCATGAAGACAGCACCTAGCGGGGCCAAGTATGCAGAATACAAACTCGCAAGAGGCTGAATTCTTAGGCCATGAAAGCTGCCCTGACTGTGGTTCCTCAGATGCACTTGGGGTCTACAGCAATGGCACTCATTGCTTCAGTTGCGGGGTAAGTAAGACCTTATCCCGTGACAGTTCTACCGCACCTGTCCGAAAGGTATCTCAAAAAATGCAGACTAATCTTATCGCCATTGGCGAACCACAGGCTTTGCCACGGCGCAAGCTGACTGAAGAAACCTGCAAGAAATTTGGTTATAACATTGGTGAGTACAACGGTCAGCCATGTCATATTGCTAACTACCGCAACAACTCAGGTCAGGTAATAGCACAGAAGCTGCGCTTCGCTGACAAGGGCTTCAAGTTCTTAGGTGACACCAAGGCTGCTGGCCTGTACGGGCAGCACCTCTGGTCTGCTGGCAACGCTAAAATGTTGGTGATTGTAGAGGGTGAAATTGACGCCTGTTCCATGAGCCAAGCGCAGGGCAATCGTTTCCCTGTGGTGTCAGTTCCCAACGGTTGTCAGGGTGCTAAACGTGCGGTGCAAAACTCACTTGAATTCGTTGAGAGTTTTGACCGTGTGGTTATCATGCTGGACAACGATGATGTGGGCCGTGCGGCAAGCGTAGAGATTGCTGAACTGCTGACCCCAAGCAAAGCTGCCATCGCCACCCTGCCACTCAAAGACCCTAACGAAATGCTGGTGGCTGGACGTACCAAAGAACTGATCGATGCCATGTGGCAAGCGAAGGTCCATCGACCTGATGGTATCCTTGCAGGTACAGACCTATGGGATGACGTATCAATAGATGCTGACACCCCGTCTATCCCCTACCCATTCCAATCACTGAACATCAAGACACACGGCATACGTCGAGGTGAACTGGTGACCATCTGTGCTGGCAGTGGCGTAGGTAAATCGCAGGTGTGCAAAGAGATTGCATACCACCTTATCAACCAAGGCCAATCTATTGGCTACATTGCGCTAGAAGAGAACGTGAAGCGCACCGCCCTTGGCCTCATGGGGCTGGCATTAGACAAGCCCCTGCACCTCAGTAAAGAGGGAGTATCAGACGATGACTTACGATCAGCTTTTGACCTTACAGTTGGCAGCGGTAGTGTTTATCTTTATGACCACTTTGGGTCGCTAGAAACAGACAACCTGCTGAACAAGGTTCGTTACTTAGCCAAAGGTTGCGGTGTCTCCTACGTCATACTCGACCACTTGAGTATCGTGGTCAGTGGCATTGATGACGGTGATGAACGCAAGAACATCGACGTTGTAATGACCAAGCTACGGTCACTCTGCGAAGAGACAGGCATTGGCCTTATCCTTGTGTCCCACCTACGCCGCCCATCTGGTGAACGTGGTTGGGAGAATGGCCTTGAGGTTACACTCAATTCCCTACGTGGCTCTGCATCTATCGCCCAGCTATCAGACATGTGTCTGTCAGTTGAGCGTGACCAGCAGGGTGACAACCCCAACCAATCTACCGTGCGTGTCCTAAAGAACAGGTTCTCCGGTGAGACAGGTATCGGGTGCTTGCTCAACTACAACATCGACACAGGCCGCATGACTGAAGTGACACAAGCCAGTGTCTTTGAAGTAGAGGAACAGCACGATGACTTTTAAAGACAAGTACTGGCACGAGAAGTGTGCCGAACTGGAAGAGTACATCGCAACGCAGAAGCGTGAATGTGAGTATTGGGAACGCGAAGCGAAGACACTTATTATCCGCAACAGCAAGCTGAAGGCACAGCTTAGACTTTGGAAAGGTACAGCACCATGATTAACCTACTGTTCGACATTGAGACTGATGGTCTTGATGCAACTGTGTGTCACTCACTCGTCATCATCGATGTGAACAGTGGCGTTAAGATTAGCTGCGCTGACAATCAGCAAGGCTACATGCCTATCGATGAAGGGCTTCACATGCTGTCACAGGCTGACATCCTGACAGGCCACAACATCATGGGCTATGACCTACCCCAACTTGAGAAGCTGTATGGCTTCAAGTTCACTGGTGAAATCCATGACACCCTGCTGATGTCCCGCCTGATCTGGTCGGACCTGAAGGGTGATGACTTCAAGGAACAGAAAGTCACAGGCAGACTGATCGGCAGTCACAGCTTAAAGGCATGGGGTCACCGCTTGGGTAACTACAAGGGTGACTTTGAATACAGTGTTGAGAAGTTTGCTCAGTGGTCTAAGGAAATGCAGGACTACTGTGAACAGGACTGTCACCTAAACCTGCAGCTATACAAATTGATGCTGGCTAAGAAGCCATCAGCAGAGAGCATCAAGCTGGAGCATGACTTTGCTGCCATCATCCTGAAGCAGGAAGCGCAAGGTTTTAACTTTGACGAGGATGCAGCACACAGGCTGCTGTCTACACTACAGGGCAGACATGCTGAACTAGAAGTCGAACTGCAGAAAGCCTTCCCACCGTGGCAGGTTAAGGAACCATTCACACCCAAGGTCAACAATAAGACCAGAGGATATGTGAAGGGCGTCAAGACCTACAAGGTTAAAGACGTTGTGTTCAATGCTGCATCCCGCGACCATATCGCAGACAGATTGCAGAAGGTTCGCGGGTGGGTGCCTACTCTATACACACCCAGTGGTAAACCACAGGTGGACGAGAGTGTGTTGTCTAAGCTGGACTATCCAGAGGCAGTCATTCTCTCAGAGGTTATGCTAATCAACAAGCGTATTGGTATGCTGGCAACAGGTAACAATGCGTGGCTGAAGATGGTGAAGGATGGGAAGATACATGGCAGGGTCAACACTAATGGTGCTGCCACTGGCAGGTGTACGCATTCAAAACCGAATGTTAGCCAGACACCTAGCATCAACTCAGCATACGGTGCGGAGTGTCGCGCCTTGTTCCATGCACCTGAAGGCTATGCCCTAGTAGGTGCTGACCTTTCAGGTTTGGAACTGCGCTGCTTGGCACAATTCATGTGGCGTTTTGATGATGGTGCATATGCTGATGTCATCTTGAATGGCGACATTCACACAGTGAACCAGAAAGCTGCTGGTCTAGCTACACGTAACCAATCGAAAACATTTATATATGGATTTCTGTACGGTGGAGGTGCGGAGAAGATAGGTTCTATAGTTGGTGGTGATGCCAAGGTAGGCAAAAAGTTAATCTCCAAGTTCATGAAAGCTACACCAGCACTCAAGCTACTGCGTGAGAAAGTTTTATTGAGGGCAGAACTAAACGGTTACCTGAAGGGATTGGATGGCAGACAGCTACCCATTCGCTCACTCCACTCAGCACTTAACATGTTGTTACAGAGCGCAGGTGCGCTGCTTGCTAAGAAAGCAACAGTAATCCTGTATGAAAATCTAACCACAAAGGGCTACGCTTTCGGCAAAGACTACGCTCTTGTGGCTCATGTCCATGACGAGGTGCAGCTAATAGCCCGTCAGGAAATAGCAGATGAAATCGGAAGAGAAGCAGTACGATCTTTTCAACAAGCAGGAGAACACTTCAACTTTAAAATCCCCATCGATGGAGAGTACAAGACAGGACGAACATGGGCAGACACCCACTGATAAACAGCAGAGGCGAAGGCAGAGAAAGCTGGACCTTATCAAATACAAAGGTGGCAAGTGTGAGCGATGTAATACTGAGCATCACCCTGCCGCCTATGACTTCCATCACATAGACCCAACGCAGAAATCATTCACCCTGCACTCAAGTAACTTAGACTTGAAGTGGTCCAAGGTACTAGCTGAAGCTGACAAGTGTGCGCTGCTGTGCGCCTGTTGTCATCGAATAGTACACTACGAGAATGAACCACAATTTAACTAAATCTAACCATAAGGGACTAGACATGACAGACGTACAATACATGACGCACATGGGTGATGACGATCTAGTCACTGATGCAGCCCGTGTGTCATTTGACAAACAGGCAGAGAACTATGGACCTAATAGGAACGCAGGACTGATTGCATTCTTAGCAAGAGAGAACCACCTACATCCCTTCTCACATCCTCAAGCTACATTCCGATGCAGCACCAGCATCTTCATAAGCAGACAACTTGCAAAGCACCAAGTCGGTGGCACATGGAATGAAGTAAGCAGACGGTATGTGAAGACATCACCTAGCTACTGGAAGCCTGAGTTCTTTCGGGCTGCAGCGCCTGATGTAAAGCAAGGGTCTAGCCCTGAAGCACACAGGCGCAGCGAGGAATTCCTAGAGGAATACCATGATATCTGCATCGATGCGATTGCTACCTACAACAAGATGGTTGCACTCGGCATCTGTGCTGAACAGGCGCGAGGTATCCTACCTCAAGGCGTCATCACCGAGTGGGTGTGGACAGGTTCTCTCCTGTTCTGGTCCCGTGTCTACAACCTTCGCATCAAGCCTGACGCCCAGCGCGAAGTCCAAGAGTTTGCCGAACTACTAGGCGAACAGATGGCGTCTTTGTTTCCAATCTCATGGCAGGAGTTAACCAGAAATGGATGAACGATTAGCAGTAAGCGTAGACCTCGCAGAACTACTAGCAACCACACAAGTCCTTGGCGAGTTGTGTATGCAGGGTGCAAGAATTTCAGATAACGATTGCCCATTTAGAAGCATACTTCTGGACACAGCTTTCATTCTTAGTGAACGAGTTCAGCCTAAGAGGAACCCTGATCTAAGTGTGATGCCTTTCAAAGGTAAGCCACAATGAGGTTGCTGTTTGATGCTGACATCATTGCGTTCAAAGCAGCGGCTGCTGTTGAGCGTCCAATCAAGTGGGGTGATGGACTGTGGACACTACATGCCTATGAGCATGAGGCCATAGACCACTGCCTAACTTACATATCCAACGTCAAGCGTGCCCTAATTGATTGGAAACAAATCAGTGACTACACCCTGTATCTCACAGGGCCAAACAACTGGCGTAAAGATATCCTTCCGACATACAAAGAGAACAGGAAAGATACACGCAAACCCTTGGTCCTACCTGCTGTCAGGCAGTGGATGATTGAGGAACAGAATGCAGTATTATCTAGCACCCTTGAAGCTGATGACCTGCTAGGCATTCACGCTACTGCAAACCCTTTAACTACCATCATCGTCAGTGAAGACAAAGACCTGCAGACTATACCTGCCCTGCTGTACAACCCTGCAAAGGACACAGCGGTTAGACATATCGGTGGCTTTGAAGCTGCATACAACCACATGCACCAGACACTGACAGGTGACAAGACTGACAACTATGATGGTCTAGCAGGGTGTGGTCCTGTGACTGCCACCAAGATACTGGCACCTGCCAAAGAACCGGAAGACCTGTGGCCCTTGGTGGTTGCCGCCTTCAAAAAGAAAAACCTCTCAGAAGAACACGCTCTCGTACAGGCACAGGTTGCCCGTATCTGCCACGCCTCTGACTTAGATAAATCAGGAAAGGTTATACCTTGGACACCGATGTAAAACACCCCAACCACTACGCTGATTTCCCCATAGAACCTATCGTCTTCATCATGGAAAACGAACTGTCATTCCATGTTGGCAACATCATTAAGTACGTCTGTCGCGCTGGTAATAAAAAATATGAAGGCAAGTCATACGCTGAAAGTGAGGTGACCGACCTGAAGAAAGCAATGCGCTACGCAGAGATGCGTATCAATCAGATTGAGGGGAGGGATATCGTTAATGGCTAAGTGGCGTGAAGACTTCTCAACCAATGAACTAACCTTCAACCAGTACCAAAAGAATGCAGCCAAGACTGCCATCTATCCTGAAGACAGAGCCTTAGAATATCTGTCGCTTGGGCTAGTGGCAGAGGCTGGTGAATTCGCTGGTAAGATTGCCAAGTTCTACCGCAAGGACAAACCCTTTGAGACACAAGCAGTCATCGATGAACTCGGTGATATCTTGTGGTTCATCTCAGAGATGTCCCGACTGATGCAACAACCGCTGTCGATAATTGCAGATAACAACAACAAGAAATTAGCGTCCCGTGCAGAGCGAGGGCAGCTAAAGGGTGATGGAGATAATAGGTGACAGCAGTTGATACAAGAGCGCAGGTGGTAACACGGCGCACATATAACAGACCCTTGGATAAAGAGGGTACAAAATTTGAAACATGGGGGCAGACTATTGGGCGTGTCATAGACCACCAGCGGTGGCTATGGGAACGCGCTAAGGGAACCAACTTGTCACAAAAAGAAAAGGATGAACTTGAGGAACTGAGGTTCTTGTTTCTTGAGCGCATCGCCTGTCCATCAGGCCGTACACTTTGGTTGGGTGGTACTGACGTAGCCAAGCGGAGAGAAGCCTCACAGTTCAACTGTTCATTCGGACAGGTAGAGACAGTCCATGATGTAGTTGATGCCATGTGGCTCCTGCTACAGGGGTGTGGTGTAGGCTTTGAGCCAGTGGTCGGAACGCTCAATGGCTTCGCTAAACCTGTAGAGATTGAAACCATCAGGTCCACCCGTGACTACCGTGGCTATGACAGGAACAGGGCGCATACACATAATGGTGTGTATACACTTGAGGTAGGTGATAGCGCAGAGGCATGGGCGAAATCTATTGGCAAGCTGCTGGCTATGAAAGACCCTGTTGATAAGGTTGTCTTAGACTTCAGCCAGATCAGACCAGCAGGTGAAAGACTTAGTGGATACGGCTGGATTAGTTCCGGTGACAATACAATCCACAAAGCCTTTGAAGCTATCTGCGCTATCCTTAACAGACGCGCTGGGCAGCTACTGGACCGCATCGATATCCTTGATGTAATCAACTGGCTTGGCACCACACTATCATCTCGACGGTCTGCTGAGATTGCAGTGATGAACTATGGTGACAAAGATTGGGAACGCTTTGCCACTGCTAAGAAGGACCACTGGGTAGACAACCCACAACGAGGGCAGTCTAACAATTCGCTGCTGTTCTGGAACAAACCAACTTACAGTCAACTGTCACATATCTTTCAGCTTATGACAGAGGCTGGTGGGTCTGAACCTGCCATCATCAATGCCACTGAAGCGCAACGCCGTGCGCCTTGGTTTAAGGGAGTCAATCCATGTGCAGAAATACTTTTAGGTAATAAAAATTTTTGCAACTTAGTAGAGTTTGACCTCAACAAAACTAACGGTATGCACCCTGATCTGGTGCGCCATTGGATAGGCTTGATTGCCCGTGCAAACTACAGGCAAACCTGCGTGTCTTTCGATGATGGTATCCTTCAACGTAGCTGGCACGAACTGAACCAGTTCCTACGTCTGACAGGTGTAGGGCTGACAGGCATCGTGACTTGGGAACACCTCAACAATCCCGCTATGTTCGATCTGTTGCGTAACGCTGCACATAAGGGCGCACATAGTATGGCTGATGAACTAGGACTGCCACGATCTAAAGCTGTCTGCACAGTCAAGCCAAGTGGAACCCTTTCAAAGATAATGTCAACCACTGAGGGGGTGCATAAGCCCTTGGGCAAGTACATCTTCAACAACATAAAGTTCTCTAAGCATGACCCTCTCGTTCCCATCCTTGAAGCGGCTGGATACCGTGTGTTTCCTGACCCTTATGAAGGTCAGGGCGGCGATAGCGTCTTGGCTACCTTCCCCGTATCTTATGAGAGTGTCAGCTTCGATACAGTGGATGGTAAACATGTTAACTTAGAGAGCGCAGTGGAGCAGCTAGACCGCTATAAGATGATGATGCAGCACTACGTTGACCACAACTGTTCTGTCACCATCAGCTACGACCAGACTGAGATTGAAGATATCATCGATTGGTTCCAAGAGAACTGGAACAACTTTGTTGGTGTGTCTTTCATCTATCGAAACGACCCTACCAAAACTGCAGAAGATTTAGGGTATCCTTACCTACCACAGGAAGTGGTCGATCAGGAAACCTTTGAAGAATATGCAGCTACATTGAAACCCATTAACCTTGATGCAGCCAACAGCCTTGACGAGTTAGAGGATGATGGATGCGCCACAGGTGCATGTCCAATTAGGTAACTAATGCGTAAGAAATCGACGTACAAAAAGAAGGTAGAGGATATAGAGGTTGCACATGGTCCCCGTGTGCAGCCGCTACTTCCAATGAATGCAGCCCAGCGCAACTACATTGAGTGTATTAAGCAGTATCCTCAAGTCTTTGTCACAGGACCAGCAGGAACAGGTAAGACCTACATAGCTGCAGCCATCGCTGCTGACATGTACAACAGGCATCAGATACATAAGATAATCCTGACGAGGCCCAACATCCCTGCAGGTAAATCTCTTGGTTTCTTCTCTGGTACTATTGAGGACAAGATTGCACCGTGGGTCTACCCTCTTACTGAGGTGCTACAGCAGCGTCTTGGCAAGGGTAAGTATGAACATGCACACAAACGAGGTGCTATTGAGATTGTACCTTTTGAGGTTATGCGTGGACGCAGCTTCAACAATGCATTCGTTATCTTAGATGAAGGTCAGAACCTGACAGTCCATGAAATGAAGATGTTCCTGACACGTATCGGTGAGGACAGCAAAGTCGTTGTCAACGGTGATGTATCTCAACACGATCTAAAGGGTACACAGTCAG